TAAGATCAGTATGCGCGTATGGTGTAACAATCTCTACCGGTGAACCACCTGATAACACTTGGCCACCGTCTTTGATTACACGCATAATTAGATCGCCAAACTCTAAAACATAGGTCTGCTCAGTGTTAAATTCAAATGGAATTAGTCTTGTAGTTTTGGTAGAGTCTTTAGTCTCGCAAACGTACTTGGTTCCAGCTCTGTTTGATACACCACCGTGTGCCTGTACCATAAAGTTACGACAAGTCTTAAGCCCTACTGCATACTTGGCTAGGTCAACCCTAGCATGTAGTGATGGTGCTAGCTCTCCACCAGAGAATGAGGGTTGTATAACGTAGGCTGGCATTACGCCCTCCCAGTAATCCAAGCCGCTTCACGACTTATGTCTTCGTGCGACTCATTAGCATCAAAGGTTTGTGCCTCACTAAGGGTTGCTTGATACATTTGATAAGCCGTTTGCATGCGGTTATGATCTCTGGTTAGAGGCATGGCAATGTCTGCTGCAATCTTCCAAGACAGTGCGTTCACAAACAACGGGTCAAAAGCCAAAGTGTTAGTCACTTTGTAAGTGTAGATCAGGGTTGCTTCTTCTTGATCAGTTAATATCACTCTTGAGTTATAAGCATCGCTCAGTGCGACCTCAAATTTGATTGGGTCACCGGCTGTATCTGTTTGTAGGATTTCTCTGGCATACAAACAGTCATTTGGATATGAATAACGATACGACCAGTTGCCTGGAGGTGACCCCACATCACTCAAAGCTAGGTGACGTTTAGCAAAACCCCAAGGATGTGCGCATAGTACCGCGTCACGAGTATCTGCATAGAGTAGGTTGCAGTGGAATGCTTCTTCACTCTGCTCGGTCAGTGACGAAATCGTGGCACTGGCACCAATATGAGAGAGTGCTAAATTACAAATGTCGACTTCACTAGCCATTTCATACTCCGTTAATAATTAGTACCAGAGGGACATGCCCTCTGGATTTGTTGTTAAGCCTTTTTCGCTTTAGCCTTTTTCTTGGCTGGTGCTTTTTTCGGCTTGGTTTTTACTTCTAAGGCTTCCATCCAGCTACCCAAGTGAGCTTCGTCTTGTATCTCAAAGACGTCACCCTCTCGGCGTAGCGTTTCGTAGTAGCCTTCAGTTGTTGCCTTAACCTGCATTATGCGTTAGGGTAAGACTGCCACTGTTGTGCATCCTTAACAACAGATGCTGTCACAGTTGCTGTTGGTGAAGTACCGCCTAGGTCATAGTACAAACGAACATAGCGCTCGTTAGTATCTGGTAGACCGATGATGATAGAGTCACCTGCTGCACCAGCAGATACCGTGCGTGAAGTCAACACAGTTGTTGCTGATGAAAAGGCTGAGTTGTCGTCAGTCTGCACCTGTACAGCCATCGTTGGTGAAGTACCACCCATAGCCACGTCAAGTGTTACTGCGATTTTCATGTCTTCGCCTGGACCGATGTCGCGATCAGCACCAAGGTCAATCACATTTGTAGATGCAGCGTCAGCCGTTAAAGCTTGTGCATCGGAAAATTGAAGATTGTAATCAATAATCATTTTTTTTCTCCTATATTAATCCGATTAGCTTACAGCTGCTTCGGTGTTTAAAATAGCGTCATTACGTCTGAACGGAATACCGTCAAATGTCATAACACGCTTACCTGCTACCTCATCCATGCCTAGATTAACGTTATTAGCGTTAGTGATCTGACGACGTAGGAATGAGCTTATTGTGCGGTTGCCATAGAACACTGCACGACCAAGACCCAAGTTTGGAACCTTCTCTACTGCTTGAACCATAAGGTCAATTAGATCAGCTGAAGAACCAGATGCATCTTTAGTCAAATTAGACACGTCAATGTTCGGAATACGAACCACATAGCGCCAGTCTCTCAAAGTAACACCGATGTCCCACTTGTAGTGAGTACGGTAACCTTGATATTTACCACCAGCCGCATCTTCTAAAGTTACTTCACCTAGGTCTTGATGCTTCAAGCCTGCCTGTGAACCTTTAGGGTAGATACCGTGACAAGTGTTAGGACCCCATACTACTAACCAAATAGAAGTATTGTCAGAACCTGAACCGCCAGCTGAGATGATGTTGTCACCTGACTCTGCTGATGTTGAGTTAAAGCGTGGTGCTAAACCCATGAACTTCTCAGGATCAGTACCAGTGTCACCATAGAACATAGTTGTTGCCATAGTCTGGTTCATTGACTCTAAGAACGCACGATCTTCAGATAGACGGAACGAAGCTGAGTTACCGTTAAGGTCTGCTAAGGCCTTATCCACTTCAGCATACGCCTCTAACATACCCGCTGAATCGGTTACTTGAACAGTAGTCGATTTGCTAGGCTGAACACCATAGTTCAGTTTACGCCATGTTGAACTTGGAAGTCCTGAGCGAATTGTTGTACGGTGACCTGTTGGTAGGTTACCTTCAATGAATGTCATATCATCTAGACACTCGTTAGTTTCGGCTAGTAATTCGACAATAGTGTCGATCTTACCGTCCGGGTCTTGACGTTTAGCTACATCGGCTAACGTCGGGTTTGTTGTTGATAATGTTGCCATTACTTACTCCTTATTATTATTGTTTCATTGATGGATATAGAACATTCTCACGAGTTTTCTGGCCAGCATTAGCACCGCTAACGATGACCTTGTCCTCAGAGATTGCCTTTCCGACACGATTGAGAAACCTGATCATTTCTGGGTGGTTGCCCAGTCCTGAACTATCAAGCATCTCGCTAAACTCAGCTGTACCGAACGAGTCCCTAGCTTTAACCGCAGTTGAAATGTTCTTATCGAACCCTTCACCTCCAATTTCTGCATCAGTCTTCGCCTGGTCTACCCAAGCCTTTTGCTGCTCAACCCATTGTGCTACCTCTGCTTCTCGCATCTTGGTAACCATATTCACGCCCGCCTGGGCCTGATCTTGGGTCAGGTTGTTTTCTTTTGCCCACTGTTGGTATTCCGACAGTGAGTCTTCGTTTATGCCGTAACTTTCAGGTACTTCAAAGTCTGAATATTCCTCAGGGGCGCCCGCCTCCTGGTTATCCTCGTTTGATTCTTCGGTTTCGGCTTGTGCAGCATCACTCTTCTCTTCATCAGGTGGGTTTTGCATTTGCACCTCCTGATCTTGAGTAGAATTTTCTGCCTGCTGGTCAACGACTTCTTCCGCATTGGTGTTAGTCTGAGTCAGCAAAGTGTCTTCATCAGGCATTTTGTTCTCCTTTGTTATTTTCTTTAATCATCAATAGATACCTCTCAGTATCTGCTGATAACACTTCATCCACCAACCACAGTCCGATGTTTCTTTGGCCTTCATTAAAGAAGGTGGTACTGTTGCCGGTAAAACTGGTTCTATACTGTCCTGTCTTATCCAAGATACGCCAGACAAGCCTACGCCCCCACTTAGTAGATAAGAGTTGTCGTAGGTCACCCAGCTCAGTTTCGCGCTTATTCTTGTCGTTAGCTTTTGCACGTTTAACTTCTTGCTCATCAGATGCATTAAATTCTTTTTTCACGCTTACAATATCTCATAAAAAATGCAACTTACGTTGCGCTACCTAGTTAAGGCCACCCAAAATGTTGTTCAGTACATTGTTACCGTCGGTGTCAGCTTCGGATAAAACCTTGGCCGCTTGTGCGCCAGTATTTGCTACATCAGCACCTTGCTGCATCTGTTCCATTTGCATTTGTTGTTGTTGTGCTTGTGCGCGTTGATCTCTAATTGCTGAGACGTCATCATCTGAAACCACGATCTTCGGCGGTACACCTAGCATGTCTGCGTACTCATCAACCGACTGGTCCGCGTCAAACTTATCAAGCACGTCTGGCTTGGCCGCTGCTAAGTTACCAACAAAACCTGCCAGTCTCTCAATAGCGCCAGTGCCGATTGCTCTTTGTGCTTGTGCCATAACCGAGATGTACTCAACCTTAAGGTCAACACCGTTCAACTCTTCTGGTGCTGGTGGTACCAGGTTGTTACGAATCATAATATTAAAAGTACGATCAATCAGTGGATCAAGTAGTTCTGAATGTAGGCGCTCTAATACTGGGCCTAACATTAATAGTTTCTCTTCATGACGCTCATCAATCTCACGCGCTGTAATTTGACGACGTGAAGACAGTGTCAACATTTGAAACAAATCAGAATAGAAGCCTTGCTGGATTCTGGTCTGGGTTTCCTGAATGTCTTGTTGTAATTCTGCCAGTCTTGGGTTTACCTCATAGGTTGGCCTAAAGCCGCCCTGTGTGCCTTGCATGGTGTCTACATAAGTTACACCCCCAGGCAGTACAGAAGCGGTCTGTCCTCTAAGGGATGATGGCGCCTGCATCGGTGGGTTAATCATCTTGTCGATACCTTGGGCTTTACGCTTTTGTTCAATCTGTAAAGCTTTAACGTCACCCAGCACATCCATCGCTGGTGAACGTCCGTAAATATCAACACCGGTTACATGCCATCTTGGTGCTACCACTGGGAACTCTTCATAACCTGAATCACTTAAGAGCTTGTCTTCACGTCCGCCCTTTTCAAAGTAGACTGATCGATATGGCATATTCTGTGAATCACGCTTGTTAGTGTCTCTGGCATGGTTAGGCTCAATCGCATGAATAACGTCGACCCATTTGTCCAGCTGGCCATTCTTATGCATACCGTTAACTTCATCTGAACAATTTTCTTTACCAAACCATTGTACGGTTTGTGCAACTGTTAATTGAAACTCACGATAAAACGTATCCACATTTAAACGATCAGAATTAGCCAGGCCATACTCACCCGCAGTGAACGGGTAACAACGTATCACATCTTCATGGTCCTCTTGTATAAGCATGGCTGCGGTACCAAACACACCCATCTCTTCATACACAGTTTGCAATGAGTTATACAGGTTTGAACGTGAGAAGATTTCACCCATGCGCTTCTCAGTTTGGAATAACCACTGCTTAACCTCAGAGACTTCCATCAGTGCTGGATCAGGTGTTGCTAATCTGAACCAAGGACGCGCTGGTGATGTGATACCACTCATCATTCCTGCTGACAAAGTTCTGATTGCCATCGTGGCTGTTGAGTCGACGATCTTACCGTTCTTCTTTGAACCGTCGTTACGCTTTGAGGCTAAG